TGGTGAGGATTATAGAGGAGAGAAGCACTGGTGGTTACAATCTAACGATAATGTATATGACTGCACTGCTGAACAATACTACACCATAGGCAAGATGCCACCGTATCATAATGGACAGAAAAGTAAGTGGTACGGATGGCAGCAAAGACCACAACAGGTAACACTTGACTTGATGGTGAAGGTACTGTATAATAGATTGGTATCAGATGAAACTATTGAAAAGACCACCCTCTATACGGGAGATCAATAATGTAATATGTATTGGTCAAAGATATGAAGCGTATGTTTACAAGTATACCAATATTCTTAATGGTAAATGGTATGTTGGATGGCATCTAGGTCTTTTTGATGGTACATATTGGCATAGTTCTAAAAACCAAGAATTCTTAAAAGTTTTTGGTGCTTCTCAATCAATTCTAAAACTTGAAATCCTACACATAGGATTAATTATGGATATGAAAAACACAGAAAGTCAGATCTTAACAGATCAAAAAGCAAAGAGTAATCCTCTTTCTTACAACAATGCTGGATCTCCTACTGGTAATAAAGAACTGATTGATATTGAAAAATGTCAAGAAGTTGTGAATATTATTGAACAAAAAATAGAGGATGGTGACTATACAGAGGAGGATCTTAATTTAATTGCATCTTTAAGAAGTCTTCAAGTAAGAGAGGGTGCTGAAGATAAACAGCATATCAGTCGTATAAGAGAAGGTATATTGGAAAATGGTTTAAGATTTCAAAATCCAGTTATAATATGGGAAGAGCAAGATGATGACGATGATGATTTAAGAGGGGATGGAAATCATACTGTTATAGCATTAAATGGTCTCAATAATTTTAATACAATTAAAACTCTTAGGATGTCAAAAGAGTTTGTAGAAAAATACCAATTAAATTTTGCTGAATTTAGATATATTGGTAATTTGTTAAATCCAAGAGATGAAGTTGTTAAGTTAGAAACTGCCGATGAGGATGCAGTTAAAATTCTACTTGGTTTGTTAGAAAAAGGAACTGAAATAGATCCTAAGAAAACTCAGTATGGTAAGGATATTTGTAGAGGATTGGGTTTTAAAGGTAAAAAACCTGCTGCTCTTGTTACTAAAGCAATAAAGACTCATAGGGATTCTCTACTTGCAAAAAGTGGAGTTAAGAAAGCATGTTATGATAAAAATCATCCAGATAATTTTAATACTTTAAATCGTAAAGCAGATTCTTTAAGAAATGATAAATCTATTGTTGTTATTGAATGTACTAATTACGTTTCAAAAATCATTAGAGCAATTTTGGAATCTGTAACTGATTTGCAATCTTATCCTAACCGTCCTAATATTCATCTTGTATGTCATCATAATGGAAATGATAACACCAAGAATAACTGGGAAACTAGGGATAAATCTTCATTGGAAAAAATAATTAAAAAGACATTTGCTATGATGGCTCCAGTTACTATAGAAGATGATAATGGAATGAAATATGAAGTTCCTAGAACATTTACTATACATGAAATGGATCACTATCAAAGTGACGTTTCTTAAACTGTCACAAGAGGGGTCGTCAAGATCCCTTTTTTGGTATATAATAGCCATATACCAAAGGAGGAAACTCTCATGCGCTGCGAAGTCAAACTCTACGTTGCTGGTCAAGTCTTCTATGAGGAAGTCAATGCACGTAACTATGATGATGCAAGAAAGACTGCACTTGCAAGAAACCCAACTGCTACTGTGATTGCGGTCAATGCGAAAGTCTGATTACAGAAAGTTTTACACATGTCCCAATAAGGGTCTCCTGACTACCACGCCAGGATATCCTGAGGGATATATTACTAAGGATGGTATGTGGGCTGCTGTTCCTGTTCTGGGTAGTAAAACTAAACTCCAAATCATCCACAATGGTACATTTCCTCATGTTGCGAGGAATTATCCTTCTGCCGTTGCCTACATAAAAAAAGAAATTGCCAAGGAGAAAAAGAAAAACAAATGAAGGATCAAAATGCAATTCAGGACAAGGAAACTAAGTCTGAGAAGTGGGGTAGAGCAAAGGCCATATTCTTAGAGTCATTATATAAGGCAGATGATCAATTACGTGGTTGTGCACATAATCAGAAATGTTATCATGAATTGCTAGAGATTAGAGAGCAAATCATAGAACAAGTTAAAGTATTAAATAATCCCCATCAACCCAAACCCAAAGCAGGGGAGTATAATTCTACTCAGATTAAATCTATCAATGGTATTAGTGTGACTTTATTAGGTGGAGCATTGGGAGAACAATACCGAAAGGATTGGTCCGAAGAACATTTAAATGAGTGGAAAGAATATGTAGGAGGTAATGTATAATGGAATTGACTGATTTAAATGTAAATAATGTACTGGATGAGATACGTCATAAGTATAAGCACCTAGGCATATATTTTTGTTAAATGTATCAGCAAATACAGACACTTCTTGCATAAATAATGGTAGAATCAGGAGAATACATGCACTAAAGGTTTTTGTTATTGTACTATTATTTGGAGGCAATTATGCATAACTTAATTTCATTTAATCAACTTGCTGGAACTAAACATATAGATTTAGACAATCCACATGAGGATAAAATCAACGAATACTACGAGTGCTTAATTGACTGTGACGACGATCAACATGTTTGTAAACGTATATGTAAGGAGGTTTTAGTTTAAAACAATTAGACGTTTATTCTAACAAACAAATGAACAAATTTCAACATCCGCCTTGAAGGTAAATTGTATAGTAAACCCTAAACGCTCTTGACATTTTGTCAGGGGCGTTTTATAATGCTATGAAATACATAATTAAAGATGGCTGAGACTGAATTACTTGATAGATTATCATTCATTGTTGATGAATTGGGTGGTAAAATAGAAAAATATAGTACCTATGATATGAGTGGAAGAACCAGTAAAAAGATTGTAATTGAATATGATGTGAAAAACAAGGGAGAATAAATACCTATTCTATACAAAATATTAAATTGAAGGACAAGACGGCAGCAAAGAAAATCATTAAAAGAGCAAAGAAACATCCCAGCTGGTACACCGAATCAGACATAAGGTATGCTAAAATGGTAAGGAAACGTATTAAACAAGAAAAACGTGATGCAACAGACCAACGACTCATTGAAGATACATCAGAATAATGATGGGTCTTTTAGTATGGAATGGGATAAGAAAGATCCTAATTGGAAATGGCTGAATGACTTGACATCGAAAGAGATTCAGGTTATTATGGAACAAGCTATTAAACACGACACTCATGGACAATTATAAGGCATATTCTTTACAAGAACTTGAAGTTTGGGTAAGAGAGGCTATGGAGGCAGATTGTACTCCAAGTGAAGTATATGCTTCTATAATTGATACGGTTAAGAATAACATGAAATATCATAGAGCGTGTTATCGTGATAGTGTGAGACTTCTTTCTCTGTTGAGAGGACATAGGAATCAATTAGAAATACATGAAGGGAAGAAATCAGAAATGAGTTTGTATTGGGAAGGTAGTTTAGAGGGTAAAGAATTTGAAAATGCCCAATCAAGATATGGATATGCCTTTACCCCCACGACTATCACGGGTAATGTTGATCTTACAATAGATGATAAATAATGGCTCTTTCTACAAATACAGTCGATCATTTAATGGAGGCCCAAGGATGTCTTCGTGCTGCTCTTAAATCAGCAGCAGTAAATGAGAATCCTTTAGTCATACATCAAATATCTAAACTTCTTATGGATATTGAACACTGTCAAGATTTTGAAAAATTGAGAGATGTAATAGAAGCATCAGAGAGGTCCGAAGATGAAGTTATGTAATGATACTCTAAAGACAGTATAAAGTTTATAGATATTTTATATAACCCAATGTTATAATACCCACACATAACTCAGGAACTATGATTAACTTAGACGAGAGATACCACTCATATCTCTATGGAGGAAAGAAACTGCGGATAGATGGTGTTGATGAATCGGTCAAAGGTTATGGATGGTATTGTGATGGAAACGAAATAAAAGGATATTATCTTACTACAATTCATTATAAATTATATTATAATATGAACGAACAGTTCCTAAAGATGGAACCACTAAGAGAGGTAGTAAATGTCTGAAATTAAGCACGATTTAGATCATGAAGTATACATTGAGAAGGATGGTAAAGAACATATTAATCATGGTATGCTTGAGTATTCTAAAGAAGACTTAGAAACATCACATGCATATTATGACGAGTATCATAAAGATGAAGAAGTAAATCCTAGTGATGCCAAGATCAATGATTATCACACTAGGCATACGGATAAAACCCTAGAAGTATATTGTGATAACCATCCCGATGCATTTGAGTGTAGAGTATATGATGAATAAGTAAAGCACTCTGCTGACACCTTACAAAGTGTAACAGGCCTCCTTGCAGGGGGTCTTTTTATTGCTATAATACAGTCATGGGAAACAAACCCAGGCAGACAAGATTGAAACAACCCAACAGACGGTTGATAACAGTATCGCGTCGTAAGTCCTAGGTTTTGTTTCTCTCACCCAATTACCCCATTTTACACATGGCAAC